CGTCGTAATAAAGACGAGTTTCAACTTCAGAATTCTCCTTGCTTAGACGAGACTTAGCAGTCTTTGCCTTGATAATGTTTCCGATGACTTCCTTGCCATCCTTCTCTTTTTTCTTTGAGAGATATATGATTGTAGAAGCAGCATACTTGAGTCCGCTACCACCTCCCATTTCTTTTGTAGGTACATAAGCTCCAACGACATCGTAAGTATGATTAGTGACGATCATAGGCACGTTTGCTTTACCCAGTTTGAGGGTAAGCACACGGAAGATAGACTTAACTACCTGTGCCCTCGTCATGTCACGGGTTTCTTTACCCGCTTCGGTGTCCTCAATCTCCTTAGAGGTTGAGAGCATCCCTAATGAGTCTAGCACAAACATCATGGGTTGGCGAGACTCTTCAGGCATCTGCAAATACTTATCAATAATCTTGATTGCTTGCTGCCTAAACTCCTGCACTGTTGTAACAGGGACAATAACCATACGCTTTGAGTCAATCTTTCTAGACTCAATCATGTCTCTGCTGATAGCAGACTCAGATTCAAAATAGATCACACCTGCATCAGGATCCATGTCAAGAAAATGCTTAACAATACCAAGGCAATAGAAAGTCTTACCAGTTGAAGACTCGCCTGCCAAAGCTGTAATCTTATTGGACGGGATGCCACCATAGATTGATCCAGATACCAGTGCGTTGAAAATATAACTACCAGTATCGATATAAGCAGCGGTATCACCCGCAGCAACTCCGTCTGGAACCAAACCAGCGTATTCATTATCGATCTCCTTTACGATATCGGAAAGAAAATTCACGACCACAGTGCCTCCAAAGTATTTTGTTTCTCGGGTTTCCAACCAATAGTGTCTAGGATTACAGTCAAAGGATCAAGGAAACTCTTCTTAAACTGTAGATCATAGTCTATGCTTTTGTCAAGTCCAAACTCGGTTGGAAGAGTCTGGAAGAATGAGATTACATTCTCATTGATCTTGTTTGGTGTCCTCAGCATCACATACTTGATCTTCTCACCCTCTTGGATGATGGGATACTTGTGAGTGAGTTTTCTCTTCTTGATATAGAAGTTATACAGCAGTGCTCCACGCACATGCATAGGGCATCCCTTGCCATAGATGGTAGCAGGTGACGAATTCTTTGCCACGTTGTTACATCCACGGGGGAATGCAATGTCTTCCACAGGCATTGACTCAAACTGATCACGGAAGTTAGCGATAAACTTCTGCAACTGATCTTCTGTGCCATTCATGATGACCTTCAGGGCATCTTTAATAGCGGTGCGGCAGGGTGCAGGAGTGGAAGACTTGACTGCTTCAATGCCGTTGACCTTGAGTTTAGGAGTCTTGTATCGGACACCCTCAGAGTCAAACACGTTGAGGATATATCGTTTCTTAGCAGTCCAGATGCCACGGTTAGCGATATTCTCTCGCTTCATAAACATCTTCTGCTCGTAGGCGTTTACATAGGACGCCAACGCTTCATAAGAATTTCCAATATACTTCTCAAATTCCACTTGACACACCTTGTCAAGGAACCCAACAATACTCTCATCGCTCTTCTCTCTGCCCTTGAATACCTCGTGTACAAAAGGACCCAGATTGAGATAGATGGAATCAGTATCAGCAGCAATAACGTAGTCAACATCTTCAGTCTTTAGTATTTTATTAAGGTAAGCATTCATTTTGTTTTCAATCCATCGGATGCTTACCTGTCCCGATAGAGTAATCGCCTCAGCATTTGCCAGATTGTAATACCTGAAGTATTGATTTCCGATGGCACCATAGGCAGAGTTGAGTTGGATCTTTCTTGCCATTTGGATGTTGTTGAATTTGGACACATCCTTTTGTAGTGCCTCGGACTCTGCAGGTGAGGTGGTATTTTCGAGAGACTGCTTAGCGGCAAGCATTCTCTTCTTGTAAATGGTCCTTTCATCGTAGATCCTCTGCATCATTTCGGGTAGGAATCCTAAGATGTCCTTTCGGTATTGTGCTCCGTTGGCACACACACAGTAATCTCCACTCCCGATGGATACTTCTTGATTGAGCAGTCCATCAACAGTGGCGGTGGGGTGTCTCTGATCAACAAGTGTTTCAGGTGAAATGTTATACTGCATAATAAGATGAGGGTACAGAGAGTTAAGGTCAAACGAAACCACCCAATCGTATAGTCCTGCCTTTGGCTCTTTGACGTAGGCTCCTGCATACTTTTCATCCTTCTTTGATGTAATTCGTGGGGGGACAACAATGCCTCGTTTCTTCAAGTCATTGTAGATCAGGGTGTCCCACATACGGACCTGAGAATATACATCCTCAAGGTTTACCTTAGCGTCATACGCCATGGTAACTGCCAACTCGATCAACTTCATCTTATCTTCTAGACTGTCAACCAGATTCACGTCGTGGATGTTATATTCCACGAAGCGTTGCCAGTCAGACGTATAGAAGTCCTTGAAGTTTTCAAACTCCGAGTGATCTAGTTTTGCATCATTCAATTCCACATGTGCAATGTGGTCAAGTCGATACGATTCTTGGTTTGTATAAGTAAATTTCTTATACAGATCAAGGTAATCTAGGATGGCGACACCTGTCAGTTGATAAGCAAGGTTGGTGCGACCTTGAATGACAATCTCCCTCTCAAGCACACGATTCCATGGTGACAGAGACTTCTTCCACTTCTCACCTAGCACACGCTCAATGCGTCTACAGATATATGGAATGTCATACAGGTTATTATTCCAACCAGTAATGATGTCAGGAGTATTTTCTACCCACCACTTATGAAAGTTGGTAAGCATTTCTGCTTCTGTCCAGAAGACACGATACTCAACATCTTTAGGTGGGGTAAACTCACGACTACCCCAAGTGATAATCTTCTTAGTATTGAAATCCTTGATGGTAATGCACAGCATTTCCTCAGCAGATGCTTGCACATCAGGGAATCCATTTTCACATGCCACCTCGATGTCAATCGTATAGATTTTCATCTGGGACATATCATAATCAATTTCGCCAGGAAACTTCTGGGCGATATGTTGATACACAAACCGCTCATACCCATGGACTTCTAGTCCTGCAGCACCCTCATACTGTTTGATAAACTCTCGCGCTTCACGAGCACCATCAAACCTTTTAGGATGAGCATAACGACCATCAAGGGTCTTGAATTTAGACTTTTTTGACTGGACTTCAGGGACCAGAAACATGGTAGGAGAAGATTTCTCACGATACTTGACGGGGTGACCGTCTTCATATCCACGAATGAGAATATCATCTCCAAGTAGGACTGCGGATGTATAAAAATTACTCACTTACTGCATTGTTGTATTTGGTGACGATGACGCCTGACGGATCTAGTATAGACATACATTGCTCCGAAGTCAAGAAGACGAAACGTTGGTCAGTGTGTAGTGGATACTCTTGCAACTCACCCTCGGGTGTGATGCTGAAGCAATCCTCAAGCAATAAACTCGGTTCCTCGTCCATCTCCGTCACCTTCCCCAACAAGTAGGTCTGCGGGTGGTGTGTGAGAATGATCAATTTCAGCATTAGTATAAAGGGATTTAGATTTTTCTAGGATTTCTTGGTAACCATTGAGCACATTGTCATGAGGCTCAGATAGACTTACCACAGAATACAGGGTGACAACACTTCTACCCTTTGTCATGGGTGACCATGGGAAGAATTCAACCTGCATATCCTTTAGGGATTCTACAGGATCTGAGTCTTCCTGCAGAAACATTTCTTCGGCAGGACGGCGGACCATAACAGTCCACGCTTCATTGAATTCATAGGCAAGTGCAGCGGTCGCATCAGGAGATTCACGAATCTCCTTGATATCAGCGATTACGTCTTCCCCGCTTTGCATTCTTGCGATTTTTACGGTCATAATCTTTTTGCATTAGGTGTTCATAAGTATACTTTACCATATCTGTAAAGGCACGTCGAGCTGATAAGTTTTTCTCCTCCTTTAGAATGTGCACCAACTCCATAAATTGATCCATATCCTCTGCAGGTAGATCAATAGTTAGTGTAGCATTCTTCTCGGCGTATGGAGCACATAAATTGGCGTAGTACTGCATAGGCTCTTCTCCAAATAAAAAAGAGTCCCTCGGGACTCTTTAGTTATACATTATATATGTAAGTTATTTAAGTGTTTCGACAGCAGCGAGTGCTTTCTGACGCAACTCCTCAGGAAGAGGAACATAACCAAGACCGTCTGCCTTTGCTTGCTGAGTAGGTGTCAGTGCATAACGAAGGACTTCTTTCACTGCTTCATTCTTTTCATACTCAGGGTA